TATTTTCTAAATGGTTTGCTTCTTGATAAAGTCCATTGGCATCAGCTCCATCATCATCAGCGCCCTGCCATATTTCTAATTGAGCTGAAAAAGCCAAATTGTCGCTACTCAGCGTTCTAAAAAACCTAGCCTTTATATTAAAATCTATTTCGTGGTCTCCTGATTCATTTATGCAAAGCATAGTTCCATTATAAATATTAGCCATTGTTGAGTTGTTAGCAGAGGTTCCTCTTTGAATATTTCCTGATGTGAGAGAGGCAGGTTCATCATAGTCATCAACAACTTCATTTCCACCAAACAAATATCTACCCCTAGTCCCTGAAGCTGAACCACTAGCGTATGCGTGTAAATTAGTTCTTTCGTTTATACTACCTGTTCCAATGAGAAAATTAGGTTGTAGCGTCTGAGGACTATTGTGAAGAAATGTTTGTATATTTCCTGTTGCTGAACCTGATGTAAGCTTTATTCTTCCATATTTATTATTTACCTGCTCTGCTCTTTTCTCAAATTCAAAAGGCATAATAAGACTCTTAAAATAATCGCTTTCACAAAATGTACTTACAACTGTATATCCTTGTGTTTTAAATATATTGTCCCAAATATTTTTTATGTAAAAAGCAGGTATATAGTCTCCGTATGTAACTTGATTATGGTCACTCAAACCCTCTCCAACTGATAATAACGGAAATAATATTCTATCCATATTTGGTGAAAAATGATGAAAATCATTTCCTATGTAATTTGCAATAGGGCTAGTGCTTCCTGTGGTAGTGTCTGTAACGACTTCAGGTCTTAAAAGGTCGCAGTTGTCAAACACATACTCTGCATTTTTAACATCAGCAAAAGAAGTAAAACGCAAATCTTTCAATTCTTTATTTTTTAGCCCAGAAGCCCAATCCATATTATCACCAACAAATTCACAGCTATAGCTTATTGGGTGTTCTGATTTTGTAACCTTTGTAATACGAATCTTTCCTGCTATGATAGGAAGATTATCTGCATATATAACAGCATCAATCCTTGATAACACTTCACTATACTGACTATCAAAACCTGATTTATGTAAGTGTCTTAATATCCTGTTGTTATTATTTGTAGCAGGTATGTCAAATGTTTTTGAAAATGCTCCTGACCTAGAGTTTATGTCCCTGATGTCAAAGTGCTGCAAAGTCAAAGACAAAGGAAAATCTTCGCTTGATGTAACATCTAAATCTCCCACAATTCGACTTGGGCTACTTCTATCATCAATAAGCTGTCTTAATTGTACTTTAATTTCTGCCATTATGTTATAATTGTTCTTTTCTTTCTGCTTTCCACATAATTTACAGTTACAGATGTAAGCTCCTCACTATTGTATATTTGCTGTGCACCATCTTTCAATAAAACAGGCACATAGTAACTTTTGTTGTATTCACTCCAAATCTTTGTTTGTGTAGCGTCATCAGCAGTATATTCTGTAAGCTTCATATAATCTACTACTGCTTGCCCTATACCATCGTGTCCTTCAGAGGCATAGTTTATAAGCAGTAGTATCGAAAACTTTTCTACCCCTGTGTATGCCCTTGAGTGGTTCATTATGTTGCCACTAGCACTATTTATAGAGCCACCGTTTCTAATGTGACCACTTACATATCCTCTAAAAACTCTATATTTGTTGTCTGCACCAAGTTGTTCACTGTGTGCACCGTGATAGTGTTGAGATGATGCTAAGTTGGCTCCTCCATTATTTATGAATGTTACCCCATCTGCAGCTAACCCATTATATCCATAAAAGAATGGGTTGTTAGTTCCTGACACACCCTTTAATCTTATCTCAAACTCATATAGCTTATTAGGATTATACTCAAATATCTTTTTACTGTGTATTCTAACAACATCATTACCACTATTATCACCAATCTGTAATGCTTTATCTCCTGTTATATGCCCCTCATCAGTAACAAGTTCATCACCTGTGGTTGTGTTTAAATTACCTGTAAAGATAGTCCAATTATTAGTAATCTCATCAAGAGATGAATAGCTACTAAAGTCTTCTCTAAATATTTCTTTTGCTTGATAACCTCTCTCCACCCACGCATTAGGGCTAGAAAGCATATCCTCTATCATTTGCCTTTCTTCTGTGCATAAAGGCTTCGAGGTAGCAGAGCCATTACCGAAAGCATCAACCTTATGTTTTCTTATGCTTGGGTATTGGTCATCTGAATAACCTGCAATTCGTGGTGTAAAGGCACCGATAGCGTCTTGATATGTAGCGTGTTGTGTGTGCATACCTACTGAAGTCTGTGAAGTTCCTGAAAGACTCTGTACTCCTTGAAATTTGGGATATATAGTTTGTTGATATGTGGTTGAGCTTGTCTCAATACCCCTTGTTGCTGTTCCATCAAAAGTATAACTGTCAATACCACCCAACCTGCTCTGCCAATGAAACCTTGTTGATTCGTGATTTTTTCTTTTGTGGTCAATATAGTATGTTATCGTTTCACCTATCTGTTCGAATGGAGTAGTAGCCTTATGTGTTGAAACGGTGTAGTAAGCTACATTAGAAAAGTCAGATAAAGGTTGTTGAGCAAAGAAGCTGTTAGGATTTGATATTGCATTTTCTTTTATATTCCTAGTTCCTACTCCTATTTGCAAAACTGCATAAGTTGCAACAGGATTACTGTTTGTGGTGCTATTACCATAACTAAATATATCTGAACCTGAAACCAATGTGCCATCTCCGTTAGCAGTAGTGTTTATGTTCAAAGCATAGTTTCCTGTATCTCCGTTAGGTATTTGCTGACCATCAAAACCATAAAAAGTTACCACAGCATACACAGAATCTGTACTATCTTTTGCTGCAAATGTTAAATATTCACACTCATCTATTCCAATAACTCTTGTGGTTGGTTTCACTGACAAATACTTTTGTCTAGCGTAATGCTTTTCAACATCATCAGAGTTGTGTGTATATAAAAAGGCAAATTCTGAAAATGCAGCGTCGTGAGTAAATGTAGTATCTTCATCACGAATGTTTCGACTAAAATACCCTGTATGCTCCTCATTATAAGATAAAGCAGCATTTATCACCCTTACATTTGGAAATGTATTTAGGTCAGGAGAGCTGCCCTGACCATTAGCCATAGTGATTATTCCGTCTGTGTTGATATATTCAGGCGTTATTCCCACCTGATACTTTGTAAATAAGTTGTATGCTATTTGGCTTTGTGTGATATCTCTGTCTCCAAGATTTGTCTCGTGATGGCACGGTCTTAGGTTGTAACTCATATGGCTTCTTAATACAGGAGCTAAATCAAAGGTAAATAGCCTAACCGAATCAGGGTCATTTATTGTTGCGCCAATGTGGTGAGAATGAACGTATGGAACATATGGAACTCTTATAACAAATGTTTCATCAGGCAAAGGAGGTGCTCCTGCATTTGTCGTACTGGTTCCATTCAACCATTGGTCTGTTGTTTCATTAAAAGGAGTTATACCAATTTTTAAGCTAACAAAATCTTTTACTGTACCTGTCAAGCCATCACTATCTCCATTTTGAATATAAACGGTATATTTTATAGGAGTATAAACGCTTGAAAAATTATTAACCAAAGGTTGGTCTTGTAAAACTAAAGTTGCCATTAGTATATATTGTATTTATGGTTTAGGTAATTCATTATTGTAAGTGACTGACTATCTGTTACAACAAAGTTAAATATCATTATCTCTTGTATTGAGCCATTCATAAAAGAGCTCGGAGTTGGTGAACTTCCATCAGCACCTATGGATATTGCTTTTGTGGTGCTATATGTAGTAACATTATCGTACGCTGCTGTTGTAACGGAGTTGCTCATACTTCCATTGATAAAAAACTTTGATGTTTTATTTTCAAATGTAACAGCTCTTACAGCCATTATCGTGCTATCTGCAGAGCCACTAGGAGTGTTTATGACTTGAGAGCCTCCATCTGAAACTCTTTCTGTATAGGTAGCTGTAAATCTTTTGTCATTAGTTCCTGCGCTAGTCAAACCTAAAGAAAAGTTAGCTTCGTCTGTTCCCCTTAATAAAGATACAGTTGCTCCTGTTGCGCTGTCAGCGTTGTTGTGCTTTGATATAAAAAATATACTGTGATTTACATTTAGCCCATTACTACCGCTAAGAACAGTATTTGTGCAATTTAAAAAATCATCTGTTCCGTCAAAATTAAGAAAAGGGTATCTGTTTTCAGTATTTACTGAATCAATCATCTCATATTTATATTCAGGCTTTTTGGCATCTGTAGATTGAACAAAGTTATGTCCGTTGCCGCTTTGGTCTTTCCATTCGCTAACAACCTCCTTACCACCAAAATAATTTGTTTTTACACCAACATCACTTCTAAGCCAAACAAGTGGTGACATATCTCTAATAGCTTGGTCATCAAATGAGGCAAATGCGTGTGAGAAGCAATCTACTGTAAACTGCATACGAATCTGAACAACTCTATCGTTATGCTGATTTGTTTCTCTTTGTGTTGTTATAGGAACAGGAACAAGTGTTACCTGCTTGTTGGGATAGCTGTCTAAAAAGCTTTGTAGCCAAAAAGTAGCTTCACCTTCTAATAAAGAGAATATAACATCAAGGTTTGCATTTGTATCGTTAGCACCTGTGTTGCTGCTGCTTGTTCTGTATGGTTTTGCAAAAATAACCTCGAACTCATACTCCTCTTTAAGATGGGCATTTATTGGGTCTTTTTCTGTGGCAGGAAGCGTAGATGTGGGTGGAATAACAAGAAGTAAAGGATAATCAATGTTGTGTAGTTCATTGATATCATCTTCATAACCAAAAACAAATTGACCACTAGTCCATTTGCTTTCCATTCTATCTCTTATGTCTCTTAATCTGTTAAACGCCATTACTTAATTTTTTTTTGACTTTCTTCCCTTACAGCTAGTTCAAAATCAGATTTTGATGTTTTCCAAGCTATATATGTTAGTACTTTGTATAGTTTTTCGTCTTTTACGCTTTGTATAGGGTCTTTACCACCTTTGGTAAACAATCCATCCATAGCGACATCATAAAGGCTGTTAAGCCACCCATATGGCTTCATAATCCTACTTGCCTTTACGACTGCAACAGACTTTGAGTTTCCTGCTCTGAAAACATTCGGATAGCGTTCAGACACATTGTTGTTCGTTTGTTCAAAAAAAAACTGAACTCCCAAACGATGTCCATTTTAAGTTGTCTAAATTTAGCGACCTTTTCGTCTATATTATCTAAATCTACCTCCTCATCTACAGCTTTACACATTATTGCCATTTGTTCAGGCAAAATGTCAAACCTTCCATTTTTCAGGTACTCAACACCCATCTCTAGCTGATTTGCTTCAATATACTCTCCAAATGTTCCTTCGCTAAAGAAGTTCATTGGAAAATAGTATTTCACACCATCAACATCAAAACTATCTATTCCTTTTGGCTCATAATCTTTCATTACATTATCTAATGAAGAAATTACAGCATCTACATCTTCTACAGGAAATTTGTTTACATCTTTTTCGCTTACCCCTGTCATATAGCAAAAAAGTTCTTTATACATCTTTGTTTGTTGAACAAAGAAAAACTTGCTTAAATCTTTTCCTTCGTCTTCTTTCTTTTGCTCCTCTGTCCTTTGATACTTTTTAATTATTTGGTAAATACCACAATAGTAGTCTATTGTCATTTCTTCCCATTGGCAAGGTATAGACTTCTCTTTACCGTTAATCTCTAATACCAACATCTTGATTTATTTTTTTTAGTTCTTTTTCTAGCTTTTCTTTTTCTTCTTTCTCCTTTAGAACATCTGAAAGGTCTCCAACTAAATTTAAAGTTGAATTTATAATTCTTTCTTGTTCTTCCTCAAAATCAATATATCTTTGTGTTTTCTTGTTTTTTATTCCTGTTAAGAAGCCTAAGTAAGCATATAAGCTCAATGTAGGTATCATATACATCCACTCCTCCTCGCTTCTATTTTTCTTTGTAAAAGCCTTAAAATCATTGGAGTATGTGATTATAGTATCAATAATATCTTGAAAATCATTAAACTTGCCAAAACCTTCGTCGTGTTCTGTGATTCTATACAACCTGCATTGTAGAAATTTAAAATGTTTTCTAATCAATCTTGCGTGTGAATTGTTTAATGTTTTCGCTTTTTTCATATTACTAAACACTTATGTTACATCTACTAATAATATCATTTCTAACATTCGTTGCATCACTACCTGACAAAGATGATGAAAATATTACAACCTCGTGTATTTTTGCACTACTTAAACCTGCAGAGTGTGCTGATATTTGCTCTGCAATAAATGTTCCTGCCTGACTACTTGATGTTCCTACCTGAGTTCCGTTTCTAAGTACTTTTATATCATTTGAACTATCTCTTGTAACCTCAATCAATGCTAAATCAGTTCCAAAAGCTACCGACATAGTTATATCATCTTGATTTGATGAGGAGTTTTGTCTAAGCCTCATTGTTGTACTGTTGCCTTGTCCTAGTCGTGCAAATGATGTGCTGCTGTTTGAGCTACTTATAAATGTTTCGTTAGTTTGCTCTGATAGGTCAATAGCCATAAATATGTGATAAGCACCTGTCAAATTTATTGTTGAAGTAAATTCAAGATGGTCGTTTGCTCCTGCATCAGTTCTATATGCTCCTCCTGAAAAAGCACCTTCGTGGTCGTTATTTGTTTGAGTAGCGTGATTTGCATTTCCACTACTGTCGCTCCATTGTATTCCATTTTCTATAGTCTCCTGTCCTGTATTAAAAGCCAACCATAATTGAAGGTTGCTAACATTAGTTATAGAAAATGCACCACTGCTAACTCTAGGGCTGCCAACGCCCATATGTAGTCCTAAACTAAGCATATTATCTAGAATATCCTATTACTACTCCACTTGTAAGGGTTATTGCTGTTACATTAAGAAACAATGTAGTTCCTGCAGGTAATGTTGTCTGTAATCCTGCTGCATTAGTAACCTCACTATCGCAAGTTAAAGAAGCGATAACAGTTTCAGTAGCACAATATACGCAGTAGAAGTCCTTACTTGTATGAGCTGCAGTATTGCTAATTACCTCAATGTTTTGGGTTTCACCCAACATTCTCATTAGCGCAACATTGTCATCTAAAAATTCGTAAGCCATATCGTTTCAATTTTATATATTATTATCCATTTTTGCAAAATTTACAATTTATTTCCTTCTATATTAGCAAAATCGTTGTGAATTTGCTAATTATCCAAAATAAAGGACTTTACCACCTCTAAAATGCTTATTTAGTGCCATAACAAGGCAATCAACCATATCATCGTGCTTTGCAGCAGGAAATTGTTGACATTGTAGTAAAAACTCCTCATTCCAAGCACCTTTTAGCAAAGACACCCTTCCACTCTCTATACTTGCACTAATATCTTGCACTCTAGCCACTTTATCCTTTGTAGGTGGCTTATCTTCTTTTACATTCAGTCCTGTCTCCCTAATTAGTGTCTGAACAATGGATTTACCACTAGCTTTTGGCTCTACATATATTTTTGACCTACTTGTGTAGCCATTTTTATGCACAAACTTACCTATATGCTTAACTAAATCAGGAAACTCTAGCCTAACATTTTGGACTTCAAGTATTTGCCACTTGTTTTCAAAAAATTTATAAGCCATAAGGGCTGAAGGGTCGTTCTTCTGACTTGCTGTATATGCAGGGTCAATAACAAAATGCACATCTCCATCTATTTTATCGTTATCAATGTTAAACCAATTTTTTTGTATCATACCACTATCTGCAGGAGTTGGTCTTTGTTGTAGCTGTCCTGCGTAACCATAAGAGCCAAGTGCTGACTTATAGTCGTCTAATATCTCTCTACCAAACCTTTCTTCCCAAAAAAGTCCATTTCTGTAGTGTTCTTCTAGATGTTGAGGTTTTAAATCATCAGATAATTCTGCAGGAATACATATATGCTTATGCTTATCAGGAGAATTGTATAATAGATAGCCACTCAAGTCATCTTCGTGAACTCTCTGCATAATTATTATTCGCACCCCTGTCATTGGGTTGTTTAGCCTTGAATATAGTGTTGACTTATACCATTCGTTAGCATTATCTCTTTCTGTTTCCGATGCAGCATTTTTTGGTGATGTAGGGTCGTCCACTAAAATTATATCTCCACCCTGACCTGTAACAGACCCACCTACTGATGTTGCTCTACGCACACCAAGAAAAGTATTCTCATATCTTGCTTTTAGGTTTTGGTCTTTTTTGATTTGGTATGTTTCTCCCCAATGACTTTGATACCATTCGCTTTGAATAATATCTCTACTTCTTGTTGCGTGTTCTATACTAATCTCTGCTGAATAGGATGCTGTGATAAATCGCATCTTTGGATATACTGCCCAACACCAAGCAGGAAACATTACTGTTACAAGAAGTGACTTTGTGCTACGGAAGGGAATATTTATTATTATGTCTTTATCTTTTTTTCTACCGTCCTTTATTCTTTCTGCTTCTGACTGTAGAATATCGCAAAGGTATTTATGGTGAAAGTTTGTTGATAGAGGAACAGAAGGTTCTGCTATATCCCAAGCCTTGACAAAGAACTCATAAAATGATTTTTCGCAAATGGCTTTTTCCATAGCCATCATCAGTTGCTTCTTATGATTTTCTTTCATTATAGTTCTTCGTAATCTGTTTCGTCTGCTTCCATCTCAGCCATCTTTTGTTTTAGCTGCTCAACACTCATAGAATCATCAAGAGTAATTTCTATTTTGGTATTACCATTGGCACTAATCTCCGTTGCCTGTAATTTAGGTATTGCATAGTTTAGAAGCTTGGCTACTGCGCCAATATATGCTTCAGGATTTTTTTCTGCTAATTTTTCTAGTGCGTTCCTAATGTTTTCTTCCTGTCCTGCTAAAGCCATTGTCAAAACCTCTCTTGAGAATTTTGTTACTTTATTCATAGCACCTTTGGTTCTGCCCCCAACAGTATTGCCAACTGCAAAAGGTTTGCCCACAACTTTCTTTTTCTTTTCTTCCATACTGCAACTATACTAATAAAATTGAATATTTCTTCACAATTTTGTTGCAAAATACATTTTCACAATGCTTTTTCTAAAAACTATATTTTGTAAACACTAACTTCGTATCTTCTATTACAGAGTGTTTGTATTCTAAACACCCTTTTAACTAAATAACATATAAAATTGGATTAGGAATTGTTGTGGTTGCGTGTATGTGGCTATGTTACATAACATACAATATTGACGGATTTGCAAAAATGCAGCATCTCGGAAAAAAATAAGAAAAAATGCGTTTGATTTGTGTTTTCTTGCATAAATAAATAAATTTTGTAGCCTTTTAACACACTTTACAAAGCATCTAAGCCAAGCAAAAAAAGTTTTAATACCAATGCACCACAGAGCAAAAAAAACGCCCTAACTTAATAGGGCGATTGTTAAAATAATTAGTAAAATAATTGTACTCGGTGTGTAATTTTCTAATTTGTTTATATCATAGGCGATTAAATTTAGTTAGTAATTTGTTTTTAATTTGATATATCAGAGTCTAAAACGTAGCTGTTAACATTTCCGCCTATATAGGTGCAATTGTCTAACAAGTAGCTGACTTCGTCTACTTCGCTATATACTGCACAATCTGAACAAACCTCTATTCCTTCACACTCTACATATATTAACTCTTCTCTGTCTGTTTCGTAACCGCAATTTTCACACTCACAAAGATTTGAATCTTCAAAACCTCCTGAAGTGCTTTGTAGCTTTTTTGTGAAATCATCTTCATCATCTGTTAAGTTCCCGCAATCATCAATAGTTAAAAAAGTGTCCATATATGGGTATTTATCAAGGTCGTCTATTGATTCGCTCGGTGATAATTCACTAAAGGGTGAATAATTGCTCAATCCGTTAAATTCATCTATACCTGCTAATTTACTTTCTTTTGTATTGTGTAAATTGAAAAAGTTACAAGGTTTTATTTTTTCAGCTTTTAACACTTTTTTATAAAACTTATAATATAAATCAGGTTTCAAATCATTATCATCTGTATTCAAATAAATCCTATCTAAAAAACATTTAGTATTACAAGCGTAAATATCATCATACCACAATAACGCCCTAGCAATTAAAACGCCTTGCTTATTGTATTGGGCGTATAGTTTCAAATTGTCAGGAAAACAGGTGTAGAGCTCAAAAAATGAGGTCGGTTTTTCCTGCATACAAGAACCTACTATCTCGTGATCAGATAAGGTGTAAATACTAGGTATCTCCTCGGCTTTATAGCTTCTAAAGGTTTCCCCTGTATTTTGTGCCTTATATAATATTTGCGTTAACGCTTGTAATACTTTGTAAGTTTCGGGGTAATTAAAATCTATACTACACTCAAAAAACTTTTGCAATAATTTACTAGGTGATGTGTGGAAAAAATATTTCTTTCTAGTGGCGTTTTTTGTGTCAAATGTAAAACCCTTAACGAACTTTTTTAATTCGTTTCTTTTCTTTGTTGTAATATAGCTAATCTTATTTCTATCTGTTCGGCTCCTGTCAATATAGATAGGCGTTTTATCGTTCCAATCTAAGGATTTGTAATTTAGTTTTTTAAGGTCTTTAATTGCCTTCTTTACTGCTTGGTTGATTGTGGAATTTTTCAAAATCTTAGTTTTTAAATGTTAAAAATTAGTATCTAAATACATTGATAAAAATACTATCAATGGAAGTGTAATTAAATACAGCAAGTGTTTTGCTGTCTCTTTTTGTTTTGTCGTTAAATTCATAGTTAAAAATATTTTAAGTTATACCACCAAAACCCCCTAGAGATAGCACCACGCCACCACTAGGAGGTAAGAAGTGAATATTACGCCCCCCTACGCCGTTACTACATTATAGCTTCGTTGCTAGTTTTTAATGTGGCTCCCTCTTGTATAACCCTTCTCAAAATTGGACGCATCCAAAGTCTTAAGGTGTTTATGCTTGGGGCGGCTCGGTTTCTAGGACGCTCCTTTTAAGGGTGGTTAACCCTCTTTTCACGCTTGCTCAATATGTCAAAGAACAGATGCAAATATAATAAATTATTTTAATACGATGCAAATAAATTAAAAAAAAATAAAAAAAATATATCGGCTTTGCTATATATGTTCGCACGAATAACAAAAAAAATAAATAAGTCAAGGAAATAATAAAAAAAAGTTATTAACAATAAAAATGTTAACAAACCGAGCCTCTGCTAAAACACGCCCATACATCCTTTAGGTCGGCAGACTCAGCAGTTACTTGGCAGTTTCTTCAGCAGTTACTTGGCAGTTTCTTGAAACAGTATGGTTTGCAGTTTCTTGAATCAAAAAAAATTACAATAAAAAAAACAGGTAAGAAAAATTCCACTTAAACTTACCTGCTTTCCTTTGCCCTAGCAGTTACTAGGGACTTTTATTAACAAACAAACAAAAACTTAACTACAACGCTTCTTGGCAACTGCCACAGCGTCTTATATCTGTATCTACTGAAGCACCACAGCACATACTGTAAACTTCATCATACTCTCTCAAGTAATCATCCATACCAAATGATTTGTAGCAATCCCAATCAAGGTCAACTAAATCATACGCCAACCCTTCGTATTCAATGTATATGTCTAGGTCTCTATCTCCAACTCTAACATCTGCAACGT